AAAAAAAACAGTGTTAACAAGGACGTATTTTTTCCAACTTGGAAAGAATACGTTCCAACATGAAAAGCCGTTTTCCACAGGTGGTGCTGAAATCTGACCTTTGCCCCAGTAAACGAAAGGAAGCGATATGCCAAGTAAAGAGTACTACCGTAAATTGAGGAAGGAAGCGCACGACCTTTATGTACGTGAAGGAATGACGTGCAAGGAGATTTCCACACGCATAAACGTGTCGGAAAGGTCTGTTTCAAGCTGGATTAATGAGAATGATGCACTTTGGAAAAAAGAGCGTCAGGCATCTGTTATTTCATCGCAAAAGCAGGGTGACAACCTGAAACAGATTATCAACATTCTTGCAGACCAAAAACTGGAGCTGCTGCGCATGATTGACGAAGCCATTGCGGAAGGTGATAGCGACAAGGTGCTCGAACTACGGAAACAGGCGGCTACACTTGACAACAGTGTGGCGCAATGGGGAAACCAGCTCAAAGAGGTGGACAAAAAGAACCGGATTACGCTCGCTATTTACATTGATGTCATGAGCCGGATATTTGATGCGATGAAGGTGTACGATGCAGACCTTTATTTTAAAACACTGGACTTTCAGGAGAATCACCTTTATGAAGCCGCAAAAATGTTGGGATAATGAAAGTCGAAGATAGCAAAGCCCTCAAGGAGTATCAGGAGAAGTTAAAACGTGCGCGGTGCACGGGCAACCTGATTGATCCGGACGAATCGCTGACAGTTCGGATGAACCGCATACAGCGTGCGAAACGGGATGTCAAGTATCTTGTCGAAACCTATCTTCCCCATTATGCGACCGCAGACTGTGCGGACTTTCAGATCGCGCATGCCAACAAGGTGATGAACGATCCGATTTATAAAGGATATGCCGAATGGGGACGCGGACTTGCAAAATCGGTATGGAACGATGTGATCATTCCCCTATGGTTATGGATCAATGGCGAGACACATTATATGTGTATCGTTTCCGACACATTTGACCGCGCTTGTGACCTGCTGGAAGATTTACGTGCGGAATTCGAGGCAAACGAACTTTTGAAACACGACTTTGGCGAGCAGTATAATCCGGGATATTGGGAAAAGGGAAACTTCGTAACGATGAACGGCTTTATTTGCAAGGCGTTCGGTGCGAAGCAGAAGGTTCGCGGGCTTCGTAAAGGCGCACACCGTCCTGACCTGTGGATAATTGACGACTTGGAGACACCGCAGACCATCAAAAACAACCGGATGCAGGATGATTATGCGGACTGGATCGAAGCGGACGTGCTGGCAACCATGACGGGAAAGCGCAGACGTCTGATAGGTGCTAACAACCGTTTTGCATCCCGGATGGTACAGACGATTCTCAAACAACGGCATCCCGACTGGGACTGGCATCTGGTGAAGGCTTATGATCCGGTAACGTATGAACCAGCGTGGAAATCGATGTATTCCCCCCAGTTCTATCGTCAACAGGAAAAGGACATGGGTATTCTCGCGGCACATGCGGAATATAACCACGTACCGCTTGTCAAGGGTAAAATATTCAAGCCCGAAATGGTGAAGTGGGGAAAGCTCCCTGACCTTCACACAATGAATGCGATCGTGGCACATTGGGACATTGCGTATGCCGGGACAGATACGAGTGACTTTAACGCATGTAAGATTTGGGGACGGCATAAAAATGATTTTTGGCTGATAGACGGATTCGTAAAGCAGTCAAAGATGAAACTCTGCGTACAATGGATGTGCATGAAGCAGGCTGAATTCAGGGCAAAGGGCATTATCTGCTTTTGGCAGTACGAGTCCCAATTCTGGAACGACGAAGTCAAGCGTATCATAGGGGAAGCCGAGACGGAGACAGGTGTAGAGTTGAACCTTGTTCCGGTACAGACGCCTAAAACAACGAACAAGATACTTCGTATGATAAGCATGCATCCATATTATCAGAATTCCCGGATGCATGTCAACGAGGAACTGAAAGCAAGCCCGGACATTACTGTCGGCTTGAAACAGTTGTATGCTGTTGAACCGGGCATGACAGAACATGATGACAGCCCGGACGCTGACGAACAGGCTGTGAGGAAACTTGAAATATATACTGATCCTCCACAGTCAGAGGACGAGCCCGCGACACGCCCGTGGAAGGCGGGAAGATATAAACGTAAATACACTTGGTAACTATGAAGTATATCAACATGGATGACCTGACGACCGTCATACAAAATCGGTTGCTGGTTGAAAGTATCGAAAAAGACGAGGAAGTTTTGAATGGGATTGAAGATCTTGTCATCAGTGAAGTGTCCGCCTATATAAGCGGTCGTTATGACGTGAAAAAGATATTCGGTATTCCTCCAATACGAACGGGGTTATTAATCCGGATAATATCCTGCATTACCGCTTTCCGTGCGGTAAGTCGGAACGCAGCCCGGAAAACGGGAAATAACCCGTTATCAGACATGAACGACTGGGCTGACCTTATACTTGCCAAGTTACGTGACGGAATCATGTCACTGCCACCTGAAATTCCTTTGGTAACAGATGAAGAAGGCAATGTTGAATCTCCCATTCTGTTTGGTCATACACGGAACAACGGATGGTTTCTTTAAATAGTTTTTAAACCGCTTTTAAAAGGTATGTTATGTACAAGAAGTTAAGAGAAATATTCAACTGGTTTCAGCAGAAAGCAATTCGTCGGATGAGTCTGAAGAATGTACTTAATGAGTATTATTTTCGGATGGATAGCAGTGGGACACAATCTTCGTCAAGTGCTGCTTATAAAAGGCAGGCTGTCGTCTACCGGGAAAAGACCATTGATGATTGGATTATGGCGGTAACTTCGGCAACCGATCCGGATGATCCCAGGCGTGGCTTGCTGTACAGGTTCTACCAGTCATTGTACAATGACGAACATTTACAAACGACGATTGACAATCGTGTATTACCTGTACAACAGGCGGAATTCAACCTTGTCGATGACAATGGCAATGAGGACGAGGAGGCGAAGAAACTGCTGGATCGTCCGTGGTTTCACCAGCTTATCAGAATTTGTTTTCTACATCAGTTACAGGGAGTATCGCTTGCCGACATTTCCCATCTTGATGAAAACTTGGAAATCAGCCATGTAGAAGAAGTTCCCATGTCCAACTATATACCGCAACAGATGATAATCGTCAAGGAAGAGTCAGACAAAACCGGATGGTCATATAAGGACGGTGCACTTGAGCCCTATTATGTCCAGTTCGGAAACGCATGGGCTTTGGGGATGCTCAATGAACTGTCAATTATCATCCTTGCAAAGAAACTGGGTTTGGGATCATGGATGAATTACATTGAAAAATATGGCATCCCTCCTGTTTTCGTTACTTCAGACCGACAGGATAAAAAACGGTTGGACGAATTATTCGAGATGATGTTGGATTTCAGGAATAATTTCTTTGCAGTCCTGTCCGGAAATGAAAAGGTCGAGTATGGGAAAGAAGCCGGAGGAAATACAACCAATGCCTTTTTACCGTTAGAGGAACGATGTGACAACCAAATCAGCAAGCGTTTGCTGGGTCAGACGGGTACAACTGAAAACGGGGCGTGGGAAGGTACGGCAGAAGTCCATGAACGTGTTGAAAAATCACGGCACGAATATGATAAGATGATTTTCCAGTTCTATTTTAACTATATTATCATCCCGAAACTGGTAAAGATAAGCCCGGTATACAAACCGCTTGAAAGGCTGAAACTGAAGTGGGACGACACGGAAAGTTTGTCTATCACGGAATACATCGAAGCGATCAACAAGCTGGCTTATACCTTTGAATTCGACCACGAAGAGGTCGCAAAGAAAACGGGACTTCCGATCATTGGTCAAAAGAAAAATCCCGGTGGTGAGCAGCAGGGAGGAGCATTGCCGAATCAGCCAAAGACAGACCCTCAAAAAAAAAAGACCGAACCGGACGATGAAGCGGTAACGTCACCCGTCATGGAAGCCGGGGAGTATGATTTCAGCGGCATCATCGGCAGGGTGATGAAACAAGTTTATGAGCGCAAGGTCAAAACGGGAGATATCGACGAGGAATTATTCAGGAAGACATACGGGGAACTGAATAAGAAGGCGGCTGAAGGATGGGGAAAAGACGACTATAATGATCCGGAACTGGCGGAAGATACCCAGCGGATACGTGACAACTTGTTCAAGTTCTCCGGAGCGAAGACGTATCAGGAAATTAAGGAGATGAACGATGCCCTTTATGATGATAAAGGGAAAAAACTTTCTTATGAGGACTTCCGGGAAAAGGTTATGGCAATTCATAAAGACTATAATGAAAATTACCTTCGCACGGAATTTGAAACGGCAGAAACAAGCGGCAGACGCGCCAGTGAATGGCAGGAATTCAAGGAGAATGCGGATATAATGCCGAACCTGAAGTATGTGACTGCAGGGGATGAACGGGTAAGAGAATCACATAGGATACTGGATGGTGTCGTAAAACCTATTAACGACCCGTTTTGGCTGCAGAACTACCCGCCAAACGGATATCGGTGCAGGTGTTATGCCGAACAAACGGACGAACCGGAAACGCCTGCTACGCCTGTTGTGATGATACCGGATGCCTTTGCGAACAACGTAGGGCAATCCGGTGAGATATTCACGGTCGCACATCCCTATTTCTCAATGCCCGACGGGCATTTGGCAAAAATCAGGAAGGAGACGGAACGGAGCAAGTTATACGCTCCTTACCATCGTGATCCGGAATCGAAAGTGATGATCAGCGATTTTGCTGATCCGAAAGACTTGGTTAAGAATGTCGAAAGCGCGCGTGTCATTTCAAAGGAACTGAAAATGAAGATTAAAATCCGCCCGCACATTAATGAGGACGGTGTGAAGAACCCGGAATATTTGATTAACGAAAAGCTGGCAGACCTGAAGAATATTCAGGGATTAGGCGGAATTAAAAACGGGCTGGACAGTTCGCGTAAGCAGCAGTGCGAATTCACCGCTTTCAATCTTGATGCATTTGAAAGCATTAAACCGGAAATGGTGCAGAACAAACTGAACGGGATATACAAACTGTATGGGGACAAGTTCTCCGGACAGCAGATGATATTCATTTATTCCGGGAAGGCGGTGAAGGTGTCTTGGAAAGATGTAAAAACCGGAAAAGTAACTGAACTCTTAAAAGAACTTCAGGAGTGACAGCCGAAACTGACACTCCTGAAGGGAGTTCTTGACCTGTTACAGCCGCGAACATTGCAAATATACAATTTTATTTTGAAATACAAATGAAAAGGACAGAATTACCCGGTTTTTTCAAAGAATTATCCACGCTAGTAGAAGATGCTCACCGCTACGCGAAAGTTGCGGGTGTGAACTTCTTCAAGCAGAATTTTCGCAGGCAGGGATTTCTTGATACATCATTGACACCGTGGGCTAAAAGGTCGCTCACGGTTGGTTCAGATCGTGGCGTGTTGATACAAAGCGGGAAGCTTCGTGACAGTATTCATGCAGTCAACCGTGGAATAGACCGTATCATTTATCAGACCGATCCGCTGGCTTATGCCAAGATTCACAATGAAGGCGGTTACATTGTCGTAACGGAACGGATGAAGCGTTATTTTTGGTATTTGTACATGAAATCGACCGGAACAATGCAAAAGAAAAAGAATGGCGAATTACGGAAAAATAAAGCCAATGCACGGTTGTCTACAATGGCTTCCTTCTACAAAGGTATGGCACTAAAAAAAGCGGGCAGCAGGATAAGGATTCCGAAACGTCAGTACATGGGTGAATCTGCCGCATTCATGAAACAGTTGGACGCATGGATAGCATCGGAGATTGACAAACGATTCTCAAATATTTAATCAATATAATTATGATTTGGACAGACTGTTACAAAGAGCTGGTTGAAATTATCCGAAACAAAGACGGGTTCCTGGCATCTATTCCGGATGAGTATTCCGAGCTAAGAGAAAGGATGGAAAACACACCGGAGATTGAACATATAGACATGTGGCATGAACAGGTCAGTTTTCTCGATGAAGAACATCCCTTTTCGTCCCCGGCTGTATTCATTGAATTTAATACGCTGGGGATTGAGGACGAAGGTTTACTCGTTCAGCGGCTTCACACGCAGATTGATTTCCGGCTGTTTTACGAAACCTTTTCCGATACCTGTGAAGGTGCGGAAATGCAGGAAGAGGCGTTGTCCTTCCTTGACCTGTTGACTTTACTGGGGATGATGTTACACGGGAAATCGGGGAAGAACTTCGGCACGCTTCGACGTACCCATGTCGGGCGGGAAGAGTCGGGAGGTGCGGGAAACATGTACCGGATTAGCTTTGAATGTGAAATCATGGATTACACCACAATGGAACTTGCAAGCCATGCCGACATGAAAGACCGTGAAATGAATATTAGCAATGGGGGCTTACCGGAGAAAGCGGAAGACGAAGAACCGCTGTATCATCTATGATACAACTCCTAGAAACCAAGACTAAGTTGATTGTTATCGTTCTTTTTTGAATCGGGCTTTTTGCCCTCTTTTAATTGCTCGTAATATGATAAATTCTCTGATATATAAAAAATCCGTTTGTAGATGTAGTTCTGATCAAGAAAGAACAGGTCATGACTCATACGCAAAAGAACATCCTCCAAACGGATGCGCTTTTTATCATAGAGATGATAGAACGTTTCTACCATCTTCCGGTCACGTATTTTGGTCATTTCAGGATTCCGCATAAGAAAGCATTATTATAGCGCAAATATACGGATTTCCAGTGATTTGTCAAAATTGAATATAAGCCTGCGGGGGAAAAGGCTATAAAAAGCCCCCAGCCTGTTAGTAAAGACGCCAATCACATACTAACAAAATGCGAGCAGACGCACAGCCGGGGGCAAAGACCCTTGCTGCGTCTACTCGCATTTTTGCTTTATGTGATTGGCATTGCAAAGATAATCAAATTTGTATTATGAAAGTCATAGAGATATTAAACTTTAATCGGGAGCTCTTGAAAAAAATACAGGATGCCGGAATACGGCTTGAAGATTGTCGCTATATCGATCTGTATGCGGATTATATGAAACTGTTAGGACATGGTGAGAAAGTGTCTTATATAGTCGCGGCATTATCTGACAAGTACCTTGTCAGTGAGAGAAAGGTATATAGTCTTATCAAGCGTTTCCAAAGTGACTGCAAAACGTTTGCAGTGTAAACAACTTCATGTATCGTGCTGGATTGACAGCCGCGGAGTACTTTTGTCCCGAACTCAAAATTATTAGTTATGGGAAAATATACGTATAAACCGCAATATGGCGTTATCGTCATTTGCACAGATGAAAAAGAACAGCAGGCTATTTATGAACGCCTGAAAGCTGAAGGTTTAACTTTAAAGGTAGTAAGTGTATGAGAGTAGAAGTACGACACCATTGCAGCGATTTTGACAGCTATCGCGCTGCAAGGGTAAAAAGCCTTTTCAATGCGGAAAATGGCTGTGACTGGGAAAAGGTGGCTGAATTGCCCATCGAGGGCAAGGAATGGCAAATAGGTTTGATTGTCGGACCTTCAGGAAGTGGAAAAACCAGTATCGGAAGCAAAATCTTTAACGAGCCGATTTATGACCTTTATTCCGGTTGGGACAGCAATAAACCTATTATTGACTGCATCGCTCCGGACGGGGATTTTAATATGGTCACCGGAATGCTTTCGGCTGTAGGTTTGGGGGATGTTCCGGCATGGCTACGCCCCTTCAATGTGCTGTCGAACGGTGAGAAATTTCGCGCTGGTTTAGCCCGTTTGGCTTGCGAACGTCCGGAGCATGCCGTCGTTGATGAATTTACGTCCGTGATTGACCGTCAGATCGCGAAAGTGGGTGCGGCAGCATTCTCTAAAACTTGGAGACGTGGCAAAGGTAAGATTGTCCTTCTATCCTGTCATTATGATATTATTGAATGGTTGCAGCCGGATTGGGTGTACGATACTGCGGAGGCACGCTTTTACGAGCGTGACTGTCTTCGGCAACGTCCAAAACTCGAGCTTCAAATTTATAAGGTCAGGGGAACTGTATTCCCAAGACTGTTTAAACAGCATTATTATTTAGACTTGCCGTTGCCCGTTGCTGCGGAATACTTCGTGGGATTCATTGGGAACGAGCCCGTATGCCATTTGGCAGTAGCCCCCCTTTTCACAGCTGGAGCGTATCGCTCGACGCGTTTGGTAGTCATGCCGGAATGGCAAGGCATCGGAGTTGGCACTAAATTTTTAGCTGCAGTATGCGAATATCATCTGAAGGGGAACGGACGTTGTGGGAAAAAACTACCTGTATTTTTCCATACTTCACATCCCCAGTTATGCGGAGCTTTACGGCACTCAAAGAAATGGGTGCAAACAGGAGCCAGCCTTTATGGTTCGAATAAGGCGAGAAGCGCAAGTTCGATGGCAAAGTCCATGCAGGGAAAAGGAAAATCTACTAAATGTTCTACCGGATACGGAGGTCATTTCAGGGCAGTACAGGCATTTAAATATATTGGGGAATATGATCATCAAGATATTAGGAAATAAGGACTCACAGGCTTACAAAATAGCGGAAGCCTGTGTACGCGAGAAAGGTTACCGTGTTTGGAACGAAAGCACCGGAGTGTATGATCTAGCCATTGCCCCGCTTCTGACGGAAAAGGTGTCGGTGGAAGTGTTGAAAGAACCGCTTTACGGGACATTGATATTTCACCCGTCACCACTGCCGTATGGACGTGGCGCGTCTTCAATCAAATGGGCTTACAAACGGCAAGAGCCAATCACTGCTGCCACATGGTTTTGGGCGGATAACGGACTTGACACGGGTGATATATGCGAACAGGAAATAATCAAAATAGACTATTCAGCCCGTCCGCGTGATTTTTACGAGCGTGATATTCTGCCCGCTATGGAAAGGACGCTGGTACGTTGCTTGGACAATATTCAAATGGGATATATACGAAAAATACCGCAGGTGGAAAGCTATTCAAGCTATGACAAGCGGTTATAAACATTTTTAGAAAAAACGAAAGCCGTGCAGAAGAAAAGTTCCGCACGGCTTCATTATTGTTATTCGTTAATTCTTTTAAGCCAATCACTAACACATTTTTCCACTTCTGCATAGCTGACAAACGTTCTTTTTTCAACAACTACTAAGTGTCGCATTAATTCACTGCGAATCATTCCTGTATCATCCTTCCAAATGTTTATAGCTCCGTTATTTCCGGAAGAAGTGCACGCATATCCCAATTCTAGTGTCGGTTCTATATCGCTAGTATCGTTAATCCAATATGCATCAACTTTGTACTTCTCTACCCCAGGAAGCTTCTTTAATTGACAAAAAGGTTTTTCCTTCTTTACGACTATATTCTTATTCATTTCTATCTTGTTTTGAGCCTAATTAGGCTACATCGTTAATACTAATTTTTCCTTTCATTACTCGTTCTACTTGCCTATCAAGTATCTCTTGAAACTCTATCTGGCAGATAAGAGAGCAATCTGGTATAATCTCTTCCAGTGGGTCACCTCGCCATGTTGGTAATTCATCTAGGAAAATACGTCCGTCTTTATCCTTTAGACACGTTGCGCCAACATCACGTTCAATCTGTGCTACCTCGTTGAATACATCTGGAAAATCCTTTCGTATCTTATTCCAGTAGCCCATACCGCCTTTGACACAACCGATGCAGTTATTATTATTGTAACCCATTGAGTACATGACAGGCTGTTTAATGCCAGCTTTCCAAAGCATCCCCATCGCATCCGGCTTTGTTATCTGCCTTTCAATAAGAGGAAATAAAGGCTTTGTATCAGGGTATTGTTGCTTTAGCCGGATAGCCCGATTTATTTCTTTCGGGTCGTAATCGAATCCCCAAACTTGCCCGTCCCAATGTTGCAATTCCTTTTCCAATTTATACCGAACTTTCTTTTTCAGTTCAAGAGTACAAGCAGCACCAT